GTGGGAACGTGATGGTGTCACCTGTCTCAATGTTCGTAGCCCAGAAAGCCTGACCAGCTGGTGCAGGATCAATGAACATCTTCTTAACCCAACCATGCCCAGCGCCACCAGGGTTAGTCGTACCACGCATGTACAGACCTAAGCTACCGCTGTGTGCACTACGTAGACGTGAACGCATGTAGTCCCACGCATAAGGGGTAGGCCACTGTGTAAGTTCGTCAAAGCCAATCCAGTTAAACGCTTGACCTTGATAGCGTGTAACGTCCATGTCTTTATCCAAGTAGGACATCCATAGTCGTCCACCACGAGGGGTAATCCATTGGCTCTTACGCTCTGACCACTTAATGCCTGGTATGGCTTTAGGGTAAAGCTCTTGGCTCTTCTGGATAAGTTCACGTAACTCCTCAGTTGTGTGTCGTACAAGTAGACCAGAGAAGTTAGGATCGTTTAAACCGTGGAGTGGGTCAGCCAGCATTGCATATGATTTACCGCCACCAGCTGCCCCTCCATACAATACTTCCCTTTCAGAGGCGCTAAGGAAGCTTGTCTGTGGACCAGGGTTTGGTTTGAATACAACTTCTTGCGCTACATCAACATCAAACTCTGGTGCTTTTACTTCTGCTGGTACTGTCTCTACTACAGGTTCACTCTTCTGGGGTGATGACTCTGTAGGCTCCAATACTTTGCTCTTCGAGTTTCTGGATCTCTTGTAGCGTCGTTTCGAGCCGCTTGGCGAGCTTGCGTTTAATATTAGCTGCTTTCTTACGTCGTCGCTCAATGTCAACCCTCTTCTTTAAACCCATATGAGATATGTGTCTACCTGTCTGTTTCCTTAACCAGATAGCTACTTCTCTATAACTATACTGTATTAAGTGACGCTTTGCAAGCTCTAAAGCTTCAAGCTCTTCAGGTATGGGTTCTAGTAAGTTCTCGTTATCAGGGTGTACTCTGTATCCAAAAGGCACTGTGCGGGTTACTCTCGCTATTACGTGCCACTCTCTCTCTTCACCTTTGTGCGGCTTGGGTAGTTCCCAATAGCCCAAAGATTCACGGTCCATGTCTTACTCGTTCTTGCCTTCCTTAGATGGCAGAATAAATACGCCACCTGTGCTTGACCCTACGTCAATCTTATCTACCTTACCTAGTCCAGCACGGTCTAGTAGATCTTTAGCTGCTGCCATCTTGTCACGGATGCCTAGCTCTGTAGGATCTACCAGTGCGTTAGCCATTGCCATAGCTGCTTTAGGTGCAGTACGAGCAAACCAAGTACGTGTCTTATCAGCAATCTCGTCTTTAAGAGCTTCTACAATGGAGGTTGTGCTAGTGCTTTCACCATAACCAGCTAACTTCTTAGCGGTTACAACATCTCCGTTAGCCTCGTCAAACAAGACTTCCAAGAACTTCTGTTGTTTATCTGTTAGTTGTCTAGCCATTATCCTACCATATAGATTATGAAACCAATGATACCTATGCCTAATATAAGAACTAAACTTGTTACAACCCAAGTTATAATCTCTTCTATTATCTCAGCTTTACGGTATTCGTGATCTCTCTTTTGTTTTCTTATCATTGCTTCAGTACGTACCAGTTCATCCCAAGCAGGAGGACCATATACAAAACTGATGTGTTGCCTTAGCTCTTCTCGCATAGAATCAGCTTTACGCTTAGCATTCCAAACTTCTAGAGCTTCTGCTTCTACTGACCCACCAAGAGATTTCCACCATGGAGGGTTATTTGTTTTCTTCTCAGCCTGACCTAAGTCCGACATAGCGCTAGCCCATTGGGACAACTGACCGTGCATGTCTTGCAGTTCACGCCCTACAGCAATGCCCTTCTTAATAGCATTAAAGGCTACAGTGGCCCCACTGATAATTGTAATCGGGTCCATGAGCCTCCTCCCAAAGAACTCACTTTACTTGTTGTGTGATACAAACTCGTATAGTTTTTCTGCTTGTTTCTTCAACTCTTCAGGTGTGTACATCTTTGGGATGTAACGCTCCCAAGCTTCCAATGCTAGCTCACTATTACTCTTGGATTGCTCCATCATAGTCTTAGCTACTTCAAGCTGTGTGTCATAAGCTTTATCTAGCATTTGTTTCGCCATAGACAATACATCTGTGCGGATCTGGTAAGGGTTTGATTGTGTCATGTGTGTGTATTCCTTGTGTGTGTTACAGATCGTAGACGACCCGTTTAATGTCAGCACGTCCTAAACCAATATCGTTTAGCTCACGGTCTGTCATGCTGTGCAACTGCATCATAGCGATGCGTCGGTTAGCTTCTTTTTGACGAGCTTCGATCATACGATTAAGTGTACGAACAAACCAAGTCTTGATGTTAGTAGCCCACATACGTGGTTCAGAAATAGCTAGTTCCATTATATATACTCCTTATGTTAAGGGAACATATATAGTTTTACTTAAAT